TATTCGTGAGGCTATCTCTGAACGTGCCAGTCACCTGACAGGTAATCAGAATGTTGAGCTATGGCGGTTTGCTGGTGACAGCAACTGCGTTGAGCAGGCTCGTGCCGAGCAACTGTCTCTGCTAGCAGACATTAATCAGCTGGAAGACATTCTGTTCACACTAAGGCTCAGTGTGGGGCAAGCCAACACTGCAAATGGCATCAACAGCGTGCTCACTGAGAAGGCAGTTGCACAAGCACGAGTGGCTAGGCTTCAGCGGCTGCTTCGCAACCCTCCGGCAGTTTCAGCTGGTCAGCTTGCTGAGCAGGTCAAGCATGTGCAAGCCAACAACGAAAAGAACGCATATCACAGTCGCGATGAAATTGCAGTGAACTTGTTTACCGAACAGGATCTGCAAGGGTTCCGTGAACAAATGGTACACAGTCGCCGCCGCCTTAACGAGCTCAGCGACATGCTAGTTGCAGCCAACGTCAAAAGCACTGTGGTGATTGCCCACAGTGATTGGCAGTTGCTGGAACAGCTGGATATTGTCTAAAAGCGCGAGCTTTTAGACATACAGTGGTGGGAAACGTTGTTTAGCAGATCATTTTGATATATCCGGTTGCCCCTCTTGTTCAGTCTTTTCTTGTCACTTATCGTGATATTGTAGATTGTTGGACTGATAATAATAGGGTTGTCGCTTGTGTATTGAAGATTGCAAGTTGTTACTTGTTATTAGATCATGCTTGCAAGTTTCCCACTTTCTGTCTTTTTTGGAGGCAAAACCATGCAGTTTTGTTTGGTAAGTGATATTCATCAGGACTTTGGCATTTGGGATTGGGAAGTTTTCCAAGACATTCCCAGCGACATGGTCATGGTTGTTGCTGGTGATATTGACAACGACATTCGTGCTACCAGTCGCTGGATTGCTGAATGTCATAAACGTTTTCCCAAACTGATTTGGGTGGCGGGAAATCATGATTTCTATAACACGGGATTCCATAGCACACGCTTGTGGGATCGTGAACTGGAAACTCAGTTTCCTTATCCTCGCACAACACAGGAAATAGCAGAACACTATCGCCGTTGGAGCCTGTCACTGGGTGCGCATTTCCTCGACAAGAACACTGTGACTTTGGATGGCATGACATTTGTCGGGGCTACAGGATGGCATGATTTTCAAGCTGGCGTGCCTTACAGCAAGCAGCAACAGGTGGCAGCTTATCTGGAAAACATGAGTGATGCCCGTTACATACCTTGGGACAAAACTGACAAAGCCCGAGAGGTGGAAATGTCGGCCTTGGGTGATGCAATTTACATTGAAAATCAGCTTGCTGCTGCCCGGGAACCTGTTGTAGTTGTTACGCATCATGTACCGCACGCTCTTTTGCTAAGGCAACAGCCGCAAAATCCACTTTGGACTCAGCTCAACGGCAGCTTTGCCAACACTCGCATGCAGGAAATCAACAAAGATCGCGTGCGGGCGTGGTGTTTTGGACACACGCATGATCGTCAGGATCAAGTTATTGACGGATGCAGATATATCAACAACGCCCGTGGCTATCCCCGTGAAAACAACAACTGGCGGCCTGAGATTATAACATTGGATAAGTAAGGTATGTTTAACAAACTTCTAGACTGGCAAGTGCCGTATGCTTTAACCAGTGCAGAATGGCGAGCATGGCATGCCGAGCAGCGTGCCCAGCGTCCTATTGCCTACTGGTTTTGTGAAACACTACCTGACATGCTAGCACCTGTAAAACAGCGGTTCACAGGCATGCCCTACAACCTGCGCATGCGCTGGATCAATCGTTACGATGTTATTCGCACAGGGCTTCCTCGAACTTACCACGATGGCGACACTCGCATGCTGCATGGCATGTTTGCCATTTTGGTTGATTTTGTGGAAATTGAAAAAGCCCACATGCAATATGTGTTTAGCGAAAATACTGATCCTAGACCTTGGTATGCTCGCCGCCCGTTTAGATTTTTCAGCCACAGGGTTCCCGAAGCCGGGTTGGAATATCTCAAATGGGAAATGAGCCTCGATGAGCATGTTGATGAAGCTTATGTGAACATCAGCCAAGCGCAGGCAGCTCGTGAAATTTACGACCTTTACATATGGTGGACACAAGAACGTCCCCTACGTGTGGAGCCCTATGCAGCTAGCGGATGGAACGATTACTATCGAGAAAACTACGAGAACAAGCAACGCGATCCATTAGATGAACACGACAGCGAACAGGCTGACATTGCCCTGAAACGGTTGCATGATATTGAAATGCAATACGATCAACAGGATCAGGACTACCTGATCAGGTTGGTAAAAGTTCGCAAACATCTTTGGACCTAACAGCTGGTCCTACCGGCAAAATCAAGCTTGCAAAATTGCATTTGGCAGTTATAATGCAAATGTAAGTCTTTGGCATATGAGGTGATTTCATGCCCACTCTTTGGATGTTGGTTGGTGTTCCTGCAAGTGGCAAAACCACTTGGTTGCGTGACAGTGATATCGATTGGAATCGCACCACCCTGCTCAGCACCGATAACATTATCGAACGCGAAGCTGCTGCATTGGGAAAAACCTACAACGACGTGTTTAAGAAAGTCATCAAGCAAGCTACTAGGGAAATGAATCAGCGTTTGCAGCAGGCTATTGCTGACAATCGCGATATTGTCTGGGACCAAACCAATCTCACGCCTGACAGTCGTAAAAGCAAGTTGGAGAAAATTCCTTCAACCTACAGCAAGGTTGCTGTTTACTTTCCAGTGCCTAATACCCGGGAATGGCAACGTAGGCTGAACAGCCGTCCTGGCAAAATCATTCCACAACACGTCCTAGTGTCCATGGGCCAGGGCTTTACCATGCCCAGCCAAGCCGAAGGCTTTGACAAAATCATTGATGGAACTCAACTGCATGCAACTGACATCAATCGTAATTGATGATTTCTACAACAATCCTGACTCGGTTCGGAACTTTGCACTGAGTCAGGATTTTTCTGTAACTGGTAACTTTCCCGGGCGCCGCACTCGTAGCTTTTGGACAGAAGACGTCAAACAAGCTATTGAATACTGGATGCCCTGGGCTGGCAAAATCAATAATACATTTGGAGCCGAACAGGGTGAAGGTTACTGCGGGTCTTTTCAGATTGCCACAAGCCAAGACCGAACTTGGATTCACAGCGACGGTTTGAAAAGTTGGGCTGCGGTGTGTTACCTAACACCTGATGCGCCTTGTTCAGCTGGCACAGGTCTTTATCGCTGGCGTGAAACTGGCGCCTGCAGCGACGTGGATTTCAGCAATCAATATGACGGCTATGACATGACCAAATGGGACCTAGTGGACAAGATTGGCAATCGATATAATCGCTTGATTATCTATCGCGGCGATTTGTATCATGCCAGCTTGGATTACTTTGGTAATAACTTGCATAACGGGCGTTTGTTTCAAACTTTTTTCTTTTGCACGGAAAACTTCTAAAAGGCATGACTTACAAAATCTGCCAAGTGGTGTTTAGCACCAATCGCTTGGAATATCTTGCTAAAACTTTAAAAAGTCAAAAGCTGCTGGATAGTCAAGGCTGTCAAGTAACCAAAATCCTGTTTGATGATTTTCCACAAGGCAGGTGCAACGATACTATCACAGCCTTGGCCAAAAGTCATGGTTATCAAATCAAACTACATGAACAAAATCAAGGCATAACAGGCACTTGGCAACATCTTTTTGACATTGTCAAGCAGGGTGATTTTGATTACATTTGGCATCAAGAAGATGATGCTGAAATTTTGCATGATGTGAAGTTTCAAGATCTCATTGAGATCTTGCAGACAAATCCTCAGCTCAGTCAAGTACAACTGAAACGCAACAACTGGTATGCTCATGAAACTCAGCCTGTAACAGCCCTGCCACAAGATACAGTTTTTAAAAACTATCGAATTGAGCCAGGCAATCCTTATTTTTGGATGATGGCAAGTTTTTATTCCGCTGGGATTGCCCGTGAATATGATCATGTCAAACATCAAGGCTATCCCAGCGAAGCTACAGTTGCCAACTTCATGCTGAACAAAAATAACAGCCAAACTGGATTGCTTAAGACACACAGCGGTGGCATTATGGTCAACCATTTTGGTGAATATAGTCGTGGGCAGAGAGTGAAACCCGGTGAACCGGGATGGGAAAGTTTCCAATATATTGATCCTCGTTTAGATTATAACAGCCGCACCGGAGCTCGTTGGCAGGGCTAGCAATAAATATTGCATGAGCTCCAAACTTAACGCCCTAACAAACTTTCACAAAGAACTTAATCCCGAGCTTTGGAAAAACAATCAACTTGATCGTGAAGTGCGATACAAGCTGTTGCAAATTGCTCAGGCGTTTATCCAATACATCAACATTGATGATCTTGATCTTGAAGACATTACCATAAGTGGTAGTAATTGCAGTTTCAACTACACTCCTCAAAGTGATATTGATTTACACTTGGTAGTAGACAGTTCCAGTCGCTGTTGGCCGCATTTACAAGAACTTTACATGGCCAAAAAAAGTCTATTCAACGACAATCACGATATAACCATTCAAGGACAGCCTGTGGAAGTTTATGTGCAGGACAGTCAACAGCCACACTTTAGCAATGGTATTTTCAGTGTATTGAACAACAAATGGATCAAAAAACCCCAAGCTATTTCAGCTAAGATTGACCGCACAAATGTCCTAGACAAATACCGTGATGTAAAACGCCAACTGCAAAAAGTTATTAAAAATGGCGATCAAGATGAAATGCAAAAAATGCAGGAAAAACTGCGTGTCATGCGCAAGCAGGGTTTGGAAAAGCATGGCGAGTTTGGAACTGAAAACTTGGTTTTCAAACTACTACGTAGAGACGGCAGCATGGATCGCTTGTGGAAAAAGCTACAGCGCACCGTGGATCAAAAGTTAAGTCTTAATTAGACAGTGAACCTTGTGAGATTTATAATCTAAAATGAAACTATGGTTGTGGATGGCCTTTTGTTTTGGCACTAGCTTTATATCTGCAGGATTATGCGGACAGTGGTGCTTTGATGTTCACAACGATAGTCTCATGAGTTTTGCTACATTCCATGTGGTGTTTTGGACACTTGTTGTGTTGTTTTATTGGGCAACTTGTTTTATAATGCCCAAGAACTCCTAGATTAACGAACAGTCATGGCACATACTCTGATCTTGAATCAGGATTTCACGCCTTTAAGCGTGATTCCTTTAAGCACACGTAACTGGCAAGATGCCATGCGTTCGTGGTTTGGTGACGAAACTCGTCCCGTGGAGTTTTACCAAGACTGGAGAATACACAGCACTAGGCAAAGCTGGCCAGTTCCCAGTGTCATGGCATGCAACAAATACATTCGCAAGAAACCCGGAGTTAGATACAGTCGCAGCAACTTGCTCATGCGTGATCGACACCAGTGCCAGTATTGCGGATGTGCATTGGATTTGCAGTCAGTTACAGTGGACCATGTTTTACCACGTGTAAAAGGCGGTATCACACGATGGGAAAACGTCGTCAGTGCGTGCGGACATTGCAACAGTGTCAAAGGGCATAAAACCCATTTAAAGCCACGTGTAAGACCCATAAAACCCGACTACTTTCAACTAGTTGCTATTGCCTGCCAGCGGCCTATTACTATTCCACATAGAAGCTGGATACCTTATTTGCCTTGGTCCCCGGATTTAATCACTGTAAAAGAAACTTACACGTAATAGAGATTAGACTTTGGCTTGTGTTGTCTGTTAAACTCCCGAGAAAAGGATGTTAGCATGGACAACACAGGCGATAATCAACCTATTATTACTTTGCCTGACTTGCAGGAAATATGTGATATAATCAAGCTGGCAAGTGAGCGCGGCGCTTTTCGCGTGGGTGAATACAGCCAAGTTGGTGCTTGTTTTGACAAGTTGCAAAGTTTCTTAACTCAAGCACATCTCATTACAAATCAAGGAGAAACAAATGTTTGAAGGCATGTTACGCCATGTGGGCGTAATTAACAATACAGGTAAAAATGTTGCTGTGGTATTCATGACTTTACCTGACGATGATCAAAACTGCTTGGTGGTGGACATGGATGCACTTCCAGAAATCTTCCAACAAAGTGTGAAAAAGATTATCGAAAGCAACGAAGCACAGCAAACAGAAAACCTAGGCGATATTTTGGGACGCAGAATGAGTCCTGATGGTAGTAATAGCACAGTGTTGGTAAAGTTGCACCAAGCAGGTCGTTTGCAAAAGCTGCCAGTGGAGTTGATTAGTCTAGTGCCGCGCCGCGGAGTCACTTGGCCACTACGTGATGTGTTGGCTGCCATGAAAGCAAGCCAAAATCCAAAAGTTATTGATACAGATTTGGATCCTGATCAAGCAGAGATTGCACAAGAAGAACTTGTGAAGTTCAATGCATTTGCCAACAACATTGAAGCCACTGCAAGTGAAGGCACTATGTCCCAAGCACAAGATTTGATACGCATGGCTGAAATGCTGGAAGCTGATGCAGCACAACGCCGTTCACGAGCTTATCAACTTGCCCCGGAACTGGCGCCTAAAAACAAAGCCAAAAGTAAAAACCCTGGATTACCCACAGCGCCGCCTGCTGTTGCAGTGGAACAATAAAAAAGCCGAGCGCAAGCTCGGCTTTTCCACCTAAAGCCTAAAATCTAAAGTTCGTAAAAACTCTAATAGCTCTTTGGCACTGATGCCATAATGACTGCAAAGAGTTTTTTCATCACCATGAAATGCAATCATGGCACGCAATGCAGATTTGGCACTGACTTCGTCAAGATTGCTCTGTGCAACAATATCACGTAGCAGTTGTGTCTCACCTTGACTGAGCTTGCGGCTGCTTTGAACATAGTCTTGGAAAGCCTGATAGGCGATCGGGCAACGTTGCTGGACAAACTGTCCAATAGCTTGACCATATTGTTGTATTTCCCACTGAGCATGAGCATCATCGCGCAACATCACATAATGTAGGAGGTTCTTTAAATCAATCTTCCAATACATTTCTGTATAGTTACTAACTGGCAATACCAATCTAGCTAGTTCACGGCTGAGTGATTGACCACCACTTAGCTCACGCGGCTCAAGAAGTGTTTTGTAAAGTCTGAGACTTTCAGCTTGATGACGTTGCATTTGTTCCCAAATGTCAGTTTGATCAAAACTCACAAGTGGATCAGCACTGCCTTGTTTGTTGATGTGATCTTGACCTTGCAAACGATGCTTCTCGGGAAGATAAAACTCACTGCTCATCTCACTGTATCTACCGCTGTATTCATTTACACTGGCAGTGCGGTGCCTAATATGTTGTCGGGCAACAAATATGGGCATTTTGATATGAAACAAAAACTCAACCATTTCAAAAGGTGAGGTATGAGAATTTTTCATGAGATAGCGAATTAATCCAGTGTCTTCTCTTACTGTTTTTGTTCCAGTTCCGTAACTTACGCGAGCTGCACGGGCAATAAGAGCATCATCACCCATGACGTCTACCAAGCCCACAAATCCTGAATCTAATACAGGAATGTAGTTGGCATCATTTAAGATTGCAGATTGTAATGTCATAAACTACCTTGAGGTTATTGTTTAATAATAACTCAAGGTTAGCTGACAGTCAACTTGTTTTGCTTAGGTCGTTTTCAATATTCTTGACAAGTGCGTTGGCCCAGCGGCTGACATCGCGCTTCATTCTAGTGAAATCCAAGTTGACTTTACAGTAAACCATTATGGTGTCGTCAGCTGGCTTTTTGTTTTCACTGCGCCAAAGATCAATAAAATCTTTGCCGCTTATTTTGTAAGTATTACCAGATTTAGTTGTAACGAAAGCATCAACAATGTATTTGGCGGGTGGTTGATCTATCATGACAACATTATCAAAAATGGTGTCCCAAACGGAGTTGTTTTCTTTAGCCACGTCACCCTCCACAGATTCAATTGTCGCAGTGTATTTATAGCGGTTTACCTTAAGGTGCTAAATGCCACCAGCCTGGTTGCTGCTACATTTACCTGTTCACCAGGATCAGCTGCTATTTGCAGTTCATACTGAAACTCACCTGTGCCTGCCGGACCTAAAATAGTAGCAGCTTGATTTCCATTAACTGTGATGTTGCTTACTGTAGCAACCACATTTGTTGTTAATGGTGTATATTGTCGAATTCTAAGATATAGCGCCATGGTTTACCTCAAAGTTTTGATTATTATACATTGGTTGATACCCCTCCTCCGCCCTGGTTGCCACCCTCTTGACCTGGAGTGTAAAAATCTTGCCCGCTGGTGCCTGTGCCACTTGGAGGTGTTACACTGCCGCCACCTACAACAAGATTTGGGCTGAACAAGTTTGAACTAAAGCTGACAAAGTGGCTTGTAGTTGCAGTTGCAACTATGTTAACCGTGCCAATAGTTGTCCAATTCCAACTACCACTACCAGTGAAGTTAACTAGTTCGATAAAATCAGCTGAGCTTTGTAGCGTTACTGGCAATGTGGGATAGCTAGGCGCAGTGAAAAGATTGGGCTCATATGTGTATCTAGGAACTACTACATTTATATTACCACCGGGACTATTGGCAATAGTCACTTCAACCCAAGTTATATTGGGATTGAACTTACCTGTGGGGTTGCTAGCAGTAGTTTCTTGAACTACACCATTGCCGGAACCAGAAAGACGTGCCCATTTGCTCATGTTAATACTCCACCACTACCAAACCGTTTGCCCCGGTGCCGCCATAGCCATCATTTACACCGCCACTGCCACCGCCTCCAGGACTACTACCATTATGGCCACTACCTGCAGGAGCGCCACCACCACCTTGGGCTCCTGTGCCACCTGCTCCACCAAGACCGCTAAAGCCCACACAAAATCCACCATGCCCAGTCCCACCAAATATTACCAGTGCATTGCCATATCCGCGACCACCTACACCACCAACACTGCTTTCACCTAATAAAGTTCCAAAGCCGCCAACACCACCTGTAGCACTAACGTATGCGCCAAAACTACTGCTACCGCCACTGCCACCGTTGTTTGTGCTGGCACTAACACTGCTGTTTCCGCCGCCCACGCCGCCTACACCCACAGTTATTGTTATTGAACTACCTGGAGTAACGGAAACTATTTGTTCAGCGTAGCCACCTCCACCGCCGCCGCCGCTTGCACCTTGCTCGTGGTTACCACCTCCACCGCCGCCAGCACCCCATACGCGAGCCTTTACATGGCTCACATTCAAGGGCACATTCCAAGTGGTTGATGCAGAAATAACATTGGCGCTTGTAAACGTAGCGTATCGTTGCACACTGCCATCAGCAAATACCAAAGCAGCTTGAGGATTGTTTAGCTTTACATTGCCTTGGCTGTTGATAGTCACAGCAGCATTGTTGGTATTAGTTACAAAATTAATATCAGTTATTACATTTGCTGAACGATTTACTTCCAGCCATGTACGAGCATTGGTATTTGTATCATCAGTAATATACTCAACTAAACTGTTGGTGTCTGCTGCGCGCCACCACCATTTTTGATTTAACGGTGCTGATGTAACTTGATATCCCTGATAAACTGCATTTGTTCCTTGGCTGGTTATCAAACTACCAAAACTTGCTGAGTTAGCAACTGTAAGGTATCTGCCCACTGTGGCATCTTGATACACATAGGCATCTGCTGTGTGTAGTTGTGATAACTGATATGCAGCACTTCCCACTGAATATACTTGATTAGCATACGGAATGTTGTTTTGAGTGCTGGTCCAATATTCATAACCCGGAGGACCAATCCAACGCCATGCTCCGTTGGCATATATGTTTAACTGAGGGGGATTGTGACTTGTATCCCACCACAAACTACCGTCTACTGGATTAGCTGGTTGCAGTCCTGTAATAGGAATGCTGCTGCCACTTATCCACTGAATGCCATTGTAAATCTTTAACAAGCTGCTGCCAGTATCCCACCATAACTGTCCCTCAACTGGAACATCCGGGGGTGTGGAACGTGCAAAATGCTGCATGAGCCAAAGTAGATCTTGGTTTATAGCTGTGCCATAGCTTTGATAACCACGACCAGGAAGCTCCAAGCTACTGCTAGTGGTATTTAGATAGTTGTCGGGAATAGTTACAAACTGTGTTCCGTCGTAGTTTGAGATATTTAAAACCATTAGTTTATCCTTAATACCCCACTGCTGTCCAACTATACCCCAAAGATCCTGCTACCCAACTACTGCCTGACCATTTAACACCCCAAATGTCAAACGCCGCTGTGGTGCGATTGTTTGTGCCATATATAGTAGGACCGTAAGCAGGACCGGGCAACCATCCAGCTGCCGCAGCTTCTGTTACTGTTACAGTGTAGTTAGTTGTTGTAAATGCAGTAGGTAACGTAACTGTTTGGTTAACTGTACCTGGAGTTGTGCCAATTCCCCATTGAATAATAATCCCACTTGGTAGTTTTTGGTAGCCTGATGCGGATTTTTGACTTGTGCCAGCTGTATCTTGGCTGGTTCCGTCCTGAAATACCAAATGTCCACTGGGTATGCTGACATTTCCCTGCGCATCAGCACTGAGTGCAGCAGTTTGGTTGTCTGTATATATTGTTACGTTGTTTACTGTGTTAGCAGTCCTCAACACTTGTAACCAATATGTTGCACTGTTGTTGGCATCATTAGCTAGGAACTCAGTTAATGAACCGTTGGTTTCCACCCCGCGCCCATACATTCTGTTATTAGCTGATGCTGAATCATTTCTCAGATACTGATAAACAGGTCCGTTATATTGATTGAAAGTTGCTGCACCAAATCGCGAAATACCATCAACGTCCAAGTTAAAACCACCAGCAGGTGATTTACCAACACCCAGTTGGCTAGCTGCTACTGTGACTCCGTTTAGCAAACTGGTCCCTGACACTGTTAAAGCAGCAGCAATCAAGTTTCCTTGCACAAGTAAGTTGCTTGATGCTGTGATATTCACAGCCGATAAACTTGAGGCAACTGTGACCACATTGGCTGTGACAGTTTGCAAGTTGCTGGTTCCAGTGGCTAGTAAACCACCAGTGTTTGTTTGATTGGCAGTTACAACACCCGTAGCATCAAGATTTACTGTGTAAACCGTGCTAAATCTATTCGTAGCATTGCCCAGCATGCGCACATTGTTGCTGTCGGGGGCATTGTTTTTTGTTGACAACCAAGCTGCGGTTTTTTCCACAGGCGCCACCACAGTCCAGGACAGGGCATTCCAAACGCTTAATACAAGATTGGTTGTATCCCACCAAAATGTGCCCACAACTGGATTAGCAGGTGCGTTGCCAGCAGCAACAATGCTACCACTTGCAATCCACCCTGTGCCACTATACATCTTGAGTATATTGCCAGTTGTATCCAACCAAATTTGACCTTTGATGGCATGATCTGGTGCAGCGTCTCTAGCAAAATGCTGCATGATCCAAACAAGATTATCTAAAACATGACTGCCATAGTTTTGGTAGCCAGTTCCAGGTAATTCCAAAGTGCTGCTAGTAGTGTCAATGCTTTTATCGGGAATGGTAGCTAAAACATTTCCATTGAAGTTTTTAATTTGCGTTGCCATGTGTTGTACTTGATCCTATCTTATGCCATTTGCAAGCGCAGTGTATAGACGATTTCAATTTGTCTGTTAAGACTTTTTTGTATGGGGCTGAATACAGCATGTGTCATCAACAAGCCAGTATTGGGACCGCTTTCACTGTAAGCACGCAAGCCCAGTTCATTAAACACAAAGTCTGTTGTAAAGTCATTTGTGGTATCAAATGCATCTTGTCCGGCAGGTTCACCTAAGTCCAAGGTGCAAGTGACAACAACATCGCTGTAATATGTGCCGGTAACGTGAGCAACGGCTGTGAGATTTTTGCTGGGATCAAGATCCAAGCTGCTTTTGTTGTTTACTACTTTATACCAAGTTTGATTATATAAACTGGCACTTTGGCCCACAATGTTGGGCGGTTTATAACTGATAACACCAGTGCCGCTAACAGTTGCGCCGCCGTTGCCAAATACCATTTCCTGTATCCAGCCACGGCTTTCATTAGCCAGGGTATTTGCCAAACTCAAACTGAAGTTTTCCCAATTGATGGCATTGTGCGTGTCTGCTAAAACATCACCAGTTAGACAATCTTTAATTAAAACGTGACCAGTCACACTGGGCGAGATATTTTCATTCATTGCTGGGTTAACCTGGAATTTTTGCTATTTGTTTTTGAGTTTCAGGATCACGTATAACGATACTACCATACACCCACAGGGGGCAGGTCTCATCACTGGATTTATTGCTATCATTATTTAATTCCATGATGTTATTTAGTGTGATTTCAGGCTGTTGGTTTGGCATGTTGTTATAAACTCTCCTGTTGTCCGCGTCCGTCATATACTGCTGTGCCTTGAGCATGACTGATTTGTGTTGCTATTGCATCTTGTAGCAAGGTTGTAAATCTAACATTGAAGCTGCCCAACACAGGTGCAACATTGAATACAACATTACTGCCTACAACAGTGTAATCTTGTCCTGCTGCTTGTATATTGCCGTTGTTCCAAACACTGAGTCGGGTTGTGCCATTGCTCAGGGCAAATGTATTTGCAACTCCTGTGCCATTTGCAAACGAACTTTGGTAAGTCTGTCTTGGCAAACCACTTGTAGCACGATAGTTTCTCCAAATATTACGTAGTATTGCGCGATTGGGATAAGTGATAGTTGGTGTGTAATCTATTTGCCACCATGCTATTAACTCATCTTGAATCCAAACATACCCGGGTTGAGGACCTTGAGGCATGGTAAGCACTGTGTAATCTGCAATGTCTAGGTAATCACTTGTTGCGTAAACTGTTTGCAACACTGTTGTGGCGGTGGCGAGATTTTTAGTTATTTCCACACCTGCGTTTACCAACACTCGTGTTGTGGATTCCGTTTGATCTTGCAAGCCCTGCGCATAGTAAACAGCTACAGGATTTCCTGGATTACTTGAGAACACCAAGGTGTTTCCAGAAATCACAAAGTCATTGCCAGTTACTGCCAGTTGTCCAGCATGGTAAACTTGCAGAGATTCAATATTCAGAGGTGTTTGCGCCAAATGATATGTGTTACCTGTGCTTGTAAACTGTTCTAACTGCCAGTTGTAACTGGGATCTTGAGTCCAAGTTAACACACGCAAGGTATCTGAGTTATTGATAAATCCTGCACTGTTGCCTTGTCCAGTTGTGCTCCAGGGCAGTGCAGGATTGTTCAATATAACTAGATCATTGCCTTGTATTTTCCAATCATAACCATAACTGTCATTTACATAAACTATTTCAATAACATCATTTATGTTCAAGGTAGATGTTATCGTTACAGTGTTAGTTGCACTGTCTACACTATATTCACCTTCAGGTTCCAATTGCCTTTGTTGTTGATACACAGCAAAATAATCAGTAAACACCGGATCAACATAAGGTATAGTAAGTGCATATGTTTGGATTGCAGTGTTAGTAATGGCAATAACCTGCCGGGGCGGAGCCGGCATCACACGCTGGGAAGTCAAGTTAAACACTTGCACACTTGCATAAGGGCTTCTGCTAGCCCCGGGAGGTCTGTCAAGTGTATAAGATGTGCTAGCTGTTATAGGAATATCTTGTTGATGGGGTTGACTCCAATAAGCTGTTTGAAAAACATCAACAACCACTTGTGCTCCAGTAGCAGGAGTTGGTGTCAAAACCACATTGGTTCCAGATACTGTAATGTTTGCAGAGGGATAGGTATTGCCATCCACTGTGGCTCTAACCCAGCTGGCGCTGCCAATAGCCACAGTAGTAGCAAAACTGTTAGAAATACCATCAGCTATTGTGATACCATGATGTTGTCGTGTATCAAAAAGCACATTAAAGCTTGCAAGATTGCCAACATGAGGAGTATTCTCTCTGTCAGTGTCTTTAACAGGCAGTGAAGGTTTCACCAGCCAAATGCCGGGGTTGGATATTGATACGTTTGCTACACCCCACATGTTGCTTGTGTCAATAGTTGCATTGACGCCCAGGCCATTTGTGGTCCATGTAGTGGCTGGTGGAATACTGGTATAATATCCCGGGGTTACAAACTCTACCTCAAGAACATTACCTTGCACAGTTGTATTGGTAACTTGCCATATTGCAGGAGCTGGAGTGGAAACATCATGCCAAATCAAATCACCAACTACATAGTTGTTTCCAGAGTTTTGTATTTGAGTATTTTGTGCTGCTACTGCTGTAACTGTGAGACGGCAATCAATATTGGGATCAATCTCTTGTAGATAGATTATGTTGCCGGAAAAATATCCTGATCCAGGATTATCAATCTTTACACTGCGAGTAGTGATTCCAGCACCTGTTCCCCCAAAACTCCATGTAACAAGTTGTTCGTTTGCAACTGGAGGATTGACAAAAACAAAATTACCAGTTGCATAGTTGACGAAAAAGTCCTGTTCCACAGTCAACAAGTTACCAGCTTGCCAAGCAATGACCGATGAGTTGTTAATGGGAACTACGCCCAAGTTGTAATGAACTACAGCACTGTTTGTTGTGTAAATCTTGTTGGCAACAGTAAATCCATCCTGCTGTTGCTGGAATATATTAAACTTTTGACTTTCTGGTATTCTAACCACAGCTAGTTCGGGAGGACGATTGTCATTTACATCTGGCTGTAGGAAGTTGTATCCGTCGTAAACAGTGTCATATTCACCAAGTGGTGCTGCATTAAATGTTTGTCCATGGAACAACACATATACTTTGTTGGTTGTAGGTGCAGTGAGTTCCAAATGTCTGCCGCCCCATTGTGGAAGCACACTTGCACCTGTTCCTGTTACACCAGTATAGGGCTTGGGTATTAACGCAACAGGAGTTAGTGGGCAAATGTCCCATGCTCCAGGGTCAACTACAGTTAAAGTTAAAATCCCACCTGTGCCATTTACTGTGGCAACTTCCAGTTCTGCAGGAACAAGATTTGTTCCTCCAGTCACCCACAATCTATTACCCACAGCATAACCCAAGCCAGGATCAACTGGTTGCGCTTGAGTGACCCAGTTGGGTATTATCCAATCTTGACCATATACACCTATTGCACTGTCAATCCACACTACAGTCTGACTGGGACTTTGTGGAATATAACTCAAGTTAAAACTGCTGCTACCGCCAGCTTCAGGAGTGAATATATCGTATTCAGGTATTTCACCACCGCTGATGATTACATCAAGATAATCATAAATGCTGTCGCTGTTGCTGTCCCAACCTGTGTAATGATTCCAAGGAGTTGAGTTCCAACCTTCACCCCAGTTCAAGGGCAGTGAGTCCAGTATTAGTCCCTTGTATTGTGCTTGTAGGAGTTCTTTTATGTCGCTAATAGGCGGCATTTGTGGTTGAGGCTGATAGCTATTGCGTATGCGAGCCGCCGCCCCCCAGTTTTCACCGTCTTCTGTTTTAGAGAATCCAGTTATATCTTCCCAAACATAGTCCCAACCATAAGCTTCACTGCTAACACGATCAAAATACACCCGGATATTTGGTTGTCTTATTAAATGTCTTGAAGCTTGATACTGGTATTGAGCCAACCAATCTTTATATCGAGTTGAGTTGGCCATGTAAGCAGCTTGTTGAGCGTTGTTTTCATCTAATATTTCAGTTGTGCCGTTGGCCAACAGATAGGGCGGTTTATCAAAGTCTGTTACACGGAACGATGCTGAATCAAGCAAAGTTCTGCTGTTGATAAACTCACGTATTTTGGCAGTGTAGGGTTTGATTTCATTTACATAAGCCAACAAACTGTTGACTTCATCTTGTTGATACAACACACTGGTGCTCAAGGGCACACCAAACCCACGCAAAGTCACATAGCGTGTTTTAGTCAACCAATCCACAAACACCTGTTCACTTAGCACATAGTTCAACATGCTGGTAAACAACGTGTTTTGTTGTAAAACATCAAATACAACGTCCAACAAGCCCTGAATGATTTGTTGAAAGCAAGGTGCAGGTGATGCATCAAATAATGTGCTATCAAAAGCAGCTTGGTCCCAACACCAGTTGTTCAAGCTGTTGTCGTAAACACTGGGCAAGATTTCAATGCTGCCATCTTGTTGTGCAACAAGAGTCCACTGTTGGTCCAGCCAGGCATACCATTGCCATTTGCCAGTTCCATCATTAAGCACTTTAACTATTTCCACAGTAGTGCCATCAATAACATCTAGATCGCGTATCAAGGGCACAGTTTGTGATATTGTGCTTGTGGCAAGGTAACCTTGGGCATACCAGTTAACATATTGCCAGTAAAGCTCAGTGTTCCAAGCTTGCAACTGCAACAAATTCCAAATGTTGTCACCTTGCCATTGATAAATTGCCCAGGGCGTTGCTGTGACTAAAACTCGTGCGCCCAAATACAAATCAGGTATTAATAGGTCTCTATCTGCAATAGTGGGCACAACAAAGTCATACTGGCTGCTGTCAGGCACGGGTTCTTGTGAGAAAAAGTAGTTGCGCCAAGTTGTCTTGTTGGGATCGGTTACAAGAGGGTCATCCAAGTTTGCTATGAGAGCGTTGGCTACAGTGACAAAGTTAGCGCCTGCTGCTATGGGATCCTGAAACCATGTTTGACGGGGGCGAACTAAGTTACCCAAGCGTTGTGGTGCAGCAAGTCTGTAATCAGGAACATCGTTGCCTAAACCGTCAAAACCCAGCAAGCTATCAATGCAACGTTGCCAAAACTGTTGAGGAATTACACTGCGACTGTCACCGGGTCTAAACAACTGCCATTGACTGTGAACAGTGGGATCTTCACTGGCGTCCTGCCAAGCAACTTGCAGTATTTTTGCACTGCCAGCCAGCTTATTACGCACATTGGCTACTAGCAAGTTGGTGCTATCGATAGCAGCCCACCAGGGAATTTGTTGATTGCCAGTGTTGGTTATAACATTGCTGATTTCCTGTGTGGTCAGTCGGCGCCAAGCCGCAGCAGGTTGCATGGTGCTGTTTTTCACCCAGAAATAATACCATATTTGTGCTCGTCCCACACTGGTATAGATTGTTTGCTCACACCAACTAGGTGCGCTGGGGTTATATACTTCACCGCTGGGTATAAAAGTCACGCCTTCCAAAGTAACTGGTTGTCCTGCGGCTGCTAAACTTGCCCAGTCTGTGGGCAGAACTGGACTGCGAATCCATTCATAAACTGATACTTCCGAGCCAGGAGCCAGTTGGCCCCAATGCTGTATGCGATATTTCAAATCACCTTGATGATAATCCACATAACGCACACTGCCCAAGTCCCACCAAGTTTCACCCACATGCTCATCAGCCCAAGCTTGATCATCCTGCAAGTCAATTTCATCATTTATGCTTTTGTTGTATTGAGCAGGATCGTTTTCACGCTTGTAAACAAGTTCTTGTTCAGCCAAGCTGGGTATTTGACCTTGAATGGGATCAAAGTATTGCAACACAGTGCTGGGTTGATTATAAGCACTGGTAAACAGCACACAACTTTGCATGAGTTGGCTGTCCACCATGAGTGTTTGGTTACGTATGGGCAACCATGTGGTGCCAATGCGTGCATATACAGTCCAAGCACCGGTTATTTGATCGCCTTGGTCCACAAACACACGCAGCCCTTGTGGCAGGGGTTCTGTTGTGGCAAATGCATCGCGCTGAGCAACGTTGGTAAATCTTATGGGGTAGTATTTCAAGATTTTACCACCTTGCCCGTTTTCAAAAGTGCTTATATCTATTTGAAAACTTTGTGCAGAGACATCAACAGCACTGACAGTGAATGTGCCAGTCAAGGCAGCTACGTTTTGAACACATGTCAACACAATGATATCGTTGTCGGCAAGTGTAAGGCTTTGGTTTACAAACACAGTTGTGGGGCTGGCAGTTGTTTGACTGCTAAGTGTTCGATTAATTGTCAAACCAGTGTCTAGCAGCGCCCAAACTGTCCAACTGCCAGATGCTGTGCTGAACTGCCAAACTGTGTCGTTTACTGCAACGGGGCGCGTGCTGCCGAGTTTGTCGTCCCAAAGTGCCACAAGCTCAGTTTGGTCAAAAACTTGCCAAGATGTTTCACCCAGTTGCACGTAACCTGCTGTGGGAACATCAGTAGCTGGCTGGGGTTGATAACTGTCTCGTAGAGGAAAACGGTTGGTCACATAACTTGTGGGAGGAGTTACAATACGACTGTCACCGGGTGTAATACTCAATACATCATCACTGGGAATATCGGCATCAACACTACTGAACAAGTTGATCCATTGTATGGTGTTGGTTACATCTTGTGGATTTAAATAAAACTCCACTAGGTTGTTGACCGCTACACCACCAAACTGTCCCAAACGCAGGGCAAATTCTTCAAAGTAATCAAATGTGCTATCTTGAGGAATCAATCCAGTGTTTCGCAGTATAGCGCCCAAGCTGTTGAATGTGCCTTTTTGTCGGATGTATCCTTGGAAAAACTCAAACTCTGTGGCATCTTCCAACAGCAAATCACGTAGATAATCGCGTTGTTGGTAACTAAACTGATGTTTAGCCATGCGATTCAAAACAGGATTGGTTACTACACTTTGACTGTTAATTGACTCTTGTTGTGCTGTTGTTCCATTTATTTTCACAGTATAGGGTTTAGCTTGATCAATGTTGAAAAACCTGGTGAAATCCTTGGCTGTTTTATCAAAGTTGCTGGTTAAAGCCCAGGTGTTACCAGCTTGCGGAACAAGAAAATACCCCGGCGCATCCAAACGTCCAGTCCAATTTCGTGTTCTATGCGTGTAAACCTTTACTCGTGGTTGATATTGGTAAAATAAAGGTTGATAAACTATGTCGTTGAACTGTGTGACATTGTCTAAAATCATCACATGTTCCAGTGTGTTGACAAACAACCGTGCTCCAAAAATAGTATCAGTGTTTATGGGGCGAATGGTTATTTCTGTATCTTCACGTAGCGTTTCCAAGTTGCGTTCAACTATGGGTGTGCCTGTTTTATTAAGTATGGGATAAACACCACTAATAGTGCCGGGAACAAACTGTATTTGTCCTGTTAGACGTCGTAGTGTAACTTGATTACTGCCGGGACTCAAAGCAATAAAGTTGTTGTTGCCCCAAGATCCCTGGCACCAATAAACAAACTCTCTGGCACTATATTGCCAATCAACTATGCGTCCGTTGTCATCGTTTACTCTATCAAAAACCCAACCCTGGGCAGTCAACCAACGTCCAAACCCTGTTACTAGGTCTACAACTTGCTGAGGAGTTTCAAGCACTGTTCCATAAAGCACAGTTTCTGTTGTATCCAAGCCCTGTTGCCAAAATGTCACTCGCAAGTTACCGAGAGTTTCCACTTGTCGACGCCCAGCAACGTTAGGAGGAATAACAGTGAAGGCACTGCTGTTGTTGTCATAACCAAATACTTTGTAGCCACCAGTTACTTTCTGTACAACAACGCCACTGTAAAAATATTCACCTATACTACCGCTTCTATACAAGTAGACATTGCGATTTTCAGCAGGCACAATACGACTGCTGAAGTTCACTTGACCAAAACTATCAACTAACACTCGCAGTGTGTCACTTTGCACATAACCAGCGAACTTGTGGGCAAGATTGACGTCTGTGCCTCGTATTACGTTGCCAAGGTAGTTGGTTACATCTTGTCCTTTGCTGACCAAGTATTCACTGAACCAATGCTGTAATCCGCAGCTACCAAAATAAGTGGTTGTTTGATATTCACTTAAACTTGCAGGTAGGTTCAGCAAGCTGGGATTTTCTCTATGTGCTAGGAACTCTCCGCTGCTTTTTCTTGTTTGTGTGTCTGTATAAACAAACTGCGGCCAGGGAGTATCTGCAAACAGAGTTTCTGTTCGTGCAACATCCCAGTTGATATCAACAAACTCAGCGGGTTTTGTCAAATATCCTGTAAATGCCTGAGTAAATGTGCGACTTTGACTTTTTCTCCATGCTTGTTCAACTGGAGCACCGTCACCAAAATCCCATTCACTTGCCGCTGCTTGTGTGCTGGGCAAATATTGAACTATACCAGCTGCAAGCGGAGGCAAAAGCTCACCTTGAGTGCCAACAGGGATACACTGCAACAGTCCCGGACGTGCCCATGCAGGCCAATAGCCAGCAGTGCTACCTTGACGTATCAATCCCTCACTTAGATCCTGCCATAATTTGGTGTTGCCGTTTGTGTAAGGTAATACACCATATTCTTCAGTCCACCATGTGGGTTGTTGACTAAAGCCCAACATTTCCCAGGGGCGAATGTCAGGACGATCAGTATCGTAAAACAATTGATAGATACCACGCCAATAACCTGGCACAGGTTGACCATTTAGATCAGGGACTGTGCGATAGTTAAAGCTAAACTGGTCGTTCAAATCAAAACTTGTGTTTGCTGACACATTAACTTGGTTTGCAACAGCCCAGCGTTCAAACATGGGACGTTGTATTTGGATTATTTCAGCGCGGGTGTAATCACTTGTGCGCCATTTACCGGGCAGGCGAGTGGTAATGTTGTATGTAACTTGATTGTCAGGATTACTGTATTTTGGCAGCAGGTTATTGTAAAGGTTGAGTTCAAACTGCAACCAAGCTGCTGCTATTCCTGAACTTAACAATGCAGGATTGCTAGTTGCAGTTGCGCCTGTTGTAATCTCAGCTAAGGGCAATCCATCACTGTCAATCATGGTTATTTCCGCACCATCGTGTGTTTGGATTACCAAGGGATTGTTTGGCTGTGTTGTATCAACAAACACGCGAGGATAATATGCACCTGCGAGTCCCAATCGAGTGCCAGTTGCAGGTATCCAAGTGCTGGTTGTTGCCTGCTGTGAACAATATGCACCAGCTGGTTGAGTTAAATCATACCCACTGTTGGCCCAGGGACTTCGAGCAGTTTTACCCAAGTTTACTTGACGCAGGGCATCTTGCACCCAAACTTGCGGATTTTGATTTAGATTGTAGCCTTGATTTGCGCTGAGATTGAATAGGGAATTGATAAAACGGCTGTAAAAAGTTTGATATTGTTTGTCAGCCCAAGTAATCACCAATTGTGGATCAGTATAGCCTGTAATACTGTTAATATCTGTTTGCGGAGTAGAGTTTAATACCCCTAGTTTGAGCATGGGTGCGTTGTGTTGTAAAATATAAGTGCCCAGGCTGGGATTTCTGGCAGTATCGCGCCAGTTATTAAATCCCAAACTATCACCAGTAAAACCAGTTTGATTAGCTATCATGCTGGACAAATGTTCTAGGTATTCACCACGGCTTACAGCACTTATATCTTGGTTGTTGGGATTTCTAGCTAGGTTCCAGGGTGTCTGCCAAACACCTTGTTGTGTTGTGGGCACTTGGTTGTTGCTCCAAACGCTGATAAAATATCTATCCTGCTCTTGAGCATTATTGACCAAGACAACACTGGTGTTCTCGACATTATAATCAGTGTTTTGCAACAACTGTGAGAGAACACCTTGACGATTTCTAATGACATTTACACTGGGGACATCGTTTGCCTCATTAGCAGGTATTTCCACGCCTGTGGGCATGAGCAGGGCATTGTTGGGATAAGCTAAACCTGAAAATACTTTGTTTTGCTCGCCTACACCCAAAAGTGTTCCTTGATCCATGACGTATTGCAAATCAAGATACTGTCGGCTGTCACTTTGAGCTTGATACCATCCGTTGGCATATTGTTCCGGGACAAAATCATCAGCAGCTATGCGGGAATATTTCCAGCCCCCAATCGCTGTGGCAATGTTGTCAAGCAAATATGTCCACGTGTCAGTTTGTTGATGGTTTTCAAATATCCAATCACCAAACTCATTTAGTTCCACACTTATACCCAAATAAGCATCTGTTGTGCGGAAGTCGCTTGTTTGATAACTGAACAACAAGCTGCCTGTAAATGTGCTACCGGGGTATGCACCTAGATCATTTAAGGCAATGCCGGAACCATCATAAAGCATCCAAAGTGGACGACTACCAGTCGATACACTTTGTCCCAATTGCCAAGACGCACCTGTATAGTGCCATGTCTCAATAGCACCTGTTGTTTCTATCAATAAAACTTGATCACCCAGTTGTGCTAGTGTGCTGCTGTCCGAGGGTGAGCGCGGTTGTGCGGTTAACACACATTGTCCAATAGTGGATAAACCACTTACTTGGTATATTCTGTTGTTTACATGAGAATCCTGATCATTTATAACCAAGATTAAATCACCATCTTGCAAAGATCGACCATTTATTGCGGGATTGGCAAGCCCTGTGTAAGTTGCAATAAAGTTGGGATCACTGCTTGTGAAGTTAATATAACCACGGCTGGTTGTGCCTTGGTTCCCTAACTCCAAGTTGCGTAGATATTGCAAAATAGGCCGTTGCGGAGGCAGGGCAAAAGTTTCAGTTAGGCTGTTTTGTGGATTTTCCACAGCCAGTGTTTGGCTGACATTCAAGACATCTAAATGGAACCATCTGTTGGCTAAACTATAACTGTTGCCGTTTAAGGTTCCACGTTCTTGCACATGATATATTGGCCCTTGATCCACAAACACTCGCAAACCATTTGTGACATCACTTGCCCAATCGTCGTTCACTAGTAGGATTTTTTCACCAACATTGCAAACTATCCAGTCCTGGTTGTTGTATTCAGGACGACTGTCAGCTAGGAATCTTATTTTCAATCCTGTTGTAAAAATAATAGAACCTGTTTGTGATGTTCCATTGCTGCCATCAGCGTTGGCTATTGCATAACTGCCAGTGTAAGTGTAACTTGACTGCCCGCGAATATTTTGATAAAAGTCAGTTACATCAAGCAAATCAATACGTCGAGGACCTTGTGGAACCCAGCGATATTGATTCCAGTTTAAAAACAAGTCGATGTCTACTGGAGGACTCCAGCTATAGTAGCGATTGTTAAACAAACGCTCGGGAGTTGAAGTTATTGCACCTTGCAACCGCAGTTTGTTTAACAAGTCATCATAAAACAAAATGTTTTGCACTGCACCATTTTGTGGATCACGACTGACCACAGTGGGTGAAAGTTGATATTTTTCTCTATCGCTAGTGGGCTCGGGAACATAAAAATCTGTAACAGGATTGTAATAGACTGGATGACTGCCCACATACCCAGCTAGAAACTCACTGTTTTCTGGTTGGAACAAATGGTCCACAGTGGCATTGAAAAACTTCGTTAATGCTGCTGTTTGATTAACTTGAGGAAGTAACTCTACTATTTTGCGATTAGCCATGTGTTATACCCAGTGTTGCGTTGGTGAAGTCTTGTACAATATCTACGTTAGTTACTCTAGCACTGCTAATGAATATTTCATCAGGTTGGCATTTGATTTCAAACAAATCGCCAAACTGTGCTTGAGTATTTAAAGGAGTTATAACCACGCTGGCTATAACCGGTGCTAATCTTATATGTATGTAAGCAGCAAGTTCGGTAAAGAAAAAGCTTTGTCCAAAGTCCCAGTTAATCAAACTAAAGTATTCGTTAATACTTCCTATAACAAGACTTTTAATTTCATTGTCAGTTACTGTGGTGCCCGATGCTTTGATGACTTTGAAACGCACTTGTAGTTCTTGAGGAGCTTGATTTCCAAATATTACTTTATATTTCACTGGATGCCATATTATTTGGTCGGTCATGGTTTTAAATGCTTCCAAGCCTGAAAAAACACTGCGCAGTTGTTCACTAGTAGGCGCTTGTGGTTCAGCACTGGCTGGAGCATTTGTTGCTATCCAGTTTCTCAAATCTGTATCGTATGTGCTTGTAAGCACATATATGTCAACAATATTCATTATAGCTGGATCAATACGTTGCTCGTTGGGAGCATAATGATCATAAATCCATTTTAAACCACGGCGGCCTATTTTCATTTTCCAGCTATTGGTCACAAGCAGCAACTCGCCGCTGGGACCCCGGCGTATCCACTGATAAAATTGTCCAGTTGTCATCACATATGCAACTTCACCTTGACTCCAAAGGGGATCACTTGCAGGTGGCAGTTGATTGGCATATGTATAAATGCGGCTTGTGGGAATAACACGTGGCTGCCAATATTCGTAACCATCACTTGTGGGAACTAAAGTCCAAAATATCATACGCTGTGCGATGTTTTCTGGGTCTACAATTATATCATATTGGTTGGGATTTAGTGGCAAGCCCAGGGGATTGTTTTCACCACTTACATAGACCTTGGTGTTATCCACATAACCATCAGGATAAATGTCTTGCCCTAGTATGCGCCAAATGTAGTTGGCGCCCAAAGCTGGGGCGGGAGTTGTAGTTGTGGGATCTTGTGGGGCAGTGTTGATGTCTAATACTGTTATACTGTCTTGTTTGACATCACCGGTGTTTATGTCAATTGTTTTGTATTGAGTGTTGTATAAAAATCTAACATCTCGCACACTTTCAAAAACATATCGCTGTGCGCGAGCTGTGAATGTCCATGTGCTGCCAGTAAACGCAGCCAACAGCAACCAACTGCTATCACGATTTGTGTTGGTAGTGTCACCGCTGTTAGATAAACTCCAAGCACCGGGATTGATATTGCCGCTGGTAATAACTTTCCATTGCGCATTTAGATAATCATATCGAATCCCAAATTTGTTTTTTCTATCCAAAGCAGTTTGAATATCTGAGGTTTCTTGGGCATTGAACAAGGGATTCCAACTGGCAATTATTTCCGTGGGCTGGTACCCAATAGTGTTGGCTATAAGAGGTGGAGTAATGCTTATGGCTCCCTGGCCAGTGCTTAACAAGCCATTGTTGGTTCCTACACCTTGTTGGTTGACAGCAGTGACTTCACACCATGTGTTGTTGGCATAAAATAAAGCGCCGGGAGCAACTACGTGAAACACACTGCTTACCGAAACGTTGCTACCTACAGTTTGGGCAACATTTCCTTGATACAATGCACCAGTGCTAATTTGACTGCTGCTTGTTGCAGTTTGCCAAACAGTTGTGCCTTGACTTTGCAAGTTAGCTCGCGGATAGTAATAATAATAAAAGTCTTTGACTTCTTGAGCTACACGTTGCTGTCCTTGACTGCCAGTCAGCATGGGTTGAATGTAATTGGTTACAAGAGCTAGACTGTTTTGAGTGTTAGCCACACTGACTTCCACTTTGTTGGTGCCAGGCTCGTCATACAAGATGCCATCGGTGCTGACAAGCTTTATGTTTTGATAAGTGCCGGTGGGATCGTTTATGTTAAGAAAGCGGCTTTGTCCACTGTATGTGCGATTTACAGCTTTGACTTTCAGTGCTTGTGTGTTAGTCAAGGGGAATACATTATAGTCTTCGCCGGTGACCATGCGGTCTTGAGTATAGTAGTTTTGGCTAGCTGCAAGTTGTATTTGTTGATTGCTGGCACGCAGTTGGCTATTTGCCACTGTTGTTTGCAAACTTGCGGATAATACCAAGTTGAATGAGTTGTTGAGGTTGTCATTGTAAGTAAATGCAAAGTTAATATTTTGCATGTCAACAGGACGTACTTGATAAGCCAAGCCATTGCTTTGGCGATATGTCACACGTATGAAGCCAGTTGGCACGCTACCAAAGTTTCCATCAGCAAATCTTATGCTAATTTGGTCTTGGCCCTGGCTGTCTCGTGTGTAAACACTGTATATATCTCGAACATTTTTGTTAAGACTGTTATAGATAACATTGAATCCATTCACACTGCTTACAGCAGTCCAATCTTTCAACACATTGCCTTGACTGTCAACATTTTGCACCCACACATCAATATTGTTGATGCCGTTGACGTTTACATCCAGCACACGATTGGCAACAGGATAGTCCAACTGATAATCTGTGTACCCCTGTTGTCCTTGTTTAAACATTAGGAAAAATCCAGTATTTGCACTGGTATTACCCAGTCCATCGCTGCGGTAAATCAAATACCAACTGTTTGTGGGATTGGGAGCCCGTTCGTAAAATATACCACTAGTTGATGTTGCAACACTTGTAATATCTGCAATGGAAAAGTCTGGATTGACCAGTTCAAAGTCCATGGTATTGCCAGCAGTGTTACTGGTGTAGGGAAACACACTACTACCATTGTTGTTGGTATTCATTTGGTAAAGTTCGGTGGCAATACCGTTTACAATGCCACTTTTAACTGGATTTCCAAAATAGTTGTTGCTGTTTAAACTGCTGTTGATGACTAAGATAAACTGTTCCAACCAATCAGCATTGTTTTGATCATTCCAAGTTATAGGAACATTTTTGAGATTTTGGCCTGTTGCATCATATAAGTCTTGGTTTGTAATAACTGTGGTTATTTTTAGCAAACCTTGGCTGGGCATGGCTCTTGGAGCATTATAGCTTAACATCCTGGCAAGACGTATGATACTTTCACGCCGTGTGGCAGTTTCAATAAAGTTTTCGCGTGTGTTGAGATCCATGCGAAAAGCCAAGCTTTGTCCCAGGTATGCTAGTAGATCAATAATAGCAACAAACTCGCTGCTTTCAATCCAGTCATTGAAATCTTCAGGATAAGTCAGTCTTATGTAATCCACCATAGCTGCACGTATGGTATCAAAATCATAAGCTGCAAAATTAACTTCGGAGAATGCTTGATATATAACTCGCCAATCTTGAGCATAAAAAAGTTGGCTTTGACGCTGTTGTTGAGTAACTGCCATGAGGATCTCTATTAATAACTTTCTGCTGTACGACGATCAAAGTCCAAACTAAATGTCCCTATTGCGTTAAATGGAACATAAAACAAATCCATTTGTAACCTTATACCTTGATCAAACGCATTTACTGCAATACTGTTAGCTTGCACACGAGGATCACCATCGATTACTTTTTGCACTTCATCTACTATGTTTTGACGTGTTAAATCATCAAAAGGATCATATAACATGTTCCAAATAGCACAGCCATATTCTGGCATCATGACTCGTTCACCGGGACGGGTGTAAAAAGCATTAAGTAAATCACGTTTTACCAACTCAATGTCAGCAAACTGCTGATTTTTGACGTTGGTTTCCACTGTGCTATAGCCATAAAACAGTCTTTGCAATGTTAATGTCCTATTGTGCTGGATGTTGTTTTTGATATTTATAACAGTTTCAGCCGGAGATTCAAGCAAAAGAAAAGTGCAGTTGGTTTCCCAACTGCACTTGCTGTTTGATACTTACTTGCCTGTTGCTACGTGCTTTAATCACACATCAAAAAGTCCCTACGTTGCTGAGCAGTGGTCCAATTTTGCACAAAAAAAGTTTGTTTGTGTCCGCGAGCTGACAGTCGTAGAGCTAGCAAGTCAGCCTCGTATTGGCTAAGCTTGTCTGCTACTGCATACCTACAACCGTTGTCGTCCTGGCGGACCACCATGAAATGTTGAGTTTCCATGATCAGTTCACATAGAGCACTTCTGTGCCCTCTTCGTCTTCGTCATGTTCCATCATCATCCACATTTGATAGAGATCAATAAACTCAGGCCAAATTGCTGTGCATTGGGGACAAATCTTGTCAGCCCAGGAATTACCTACCACAGCCTCACAGCCTCTTACGGGGACAAGGCACTTGCCACACCACCGTCGGAGATCATCAAAAACAGCGCCATGGGGCGTGGGCATGTCGAGAAAAGCTTCTTTGAGAAGCTCACGGTCAAAACCTTCAGGAAGCGAGTGCATCTTGGAACTCCTTGAGAATATCAGGATCAGCAATGGCAACTGTAATCATGCCATCGTCAACAACAATGTTCTGTCCGCCGTTAAGTGCCAGCATCATGCGGCTGTCGCTGGTTTTGGTTTGTATTTTACGGACATATTCGTTAAAACGTTCTTCCACGGAAAAGCGAAACCGCTCCGCTACATCCATGATCAGCCAGATGCTGGTGGTATTGACCGGTACGGTCCACACTTTGTTTTGCGGGTCCCAGCTGGCATAAAAACGCTTGTCGCCGTGCGAGCCACGAATGGTTTTCATAGCTGCAACCAGCTCGGGGTCATAGCGAAACTTGAAAACTGCCAGGGTGTCCTTGCTGACAAGCTCGCGGTCCGCAGGCTTGTTGTTGGGGCTAGCCTCGGGAGCAGGGGCAGCAGCAGGATCATAGGGCTGGGCCTTAAACACAGGATTAACCAGGAAAGCCTGCACCACAGCCTCGCCGCCCAACTGCCGCCGGTACTTGTTGACCAGCTTGAGTGCGCCCTGCGCTTGCTTGACAGTGTAGGCACGCCCTTGCTGGGCACGCTGAGCCAGGCTGTGCCCAAACTCTGTGTCTGCACCCGAAAAGCCCTGTGCGTCATGCTTGTGCGCACCATCGCACACACCAGCCAAGGACATGATCATGCCCTCAACGGTACGGGTTGCTGTGTGATCCACCATCCAGTGTTTCAAGGCATGCTCCTTGCTTTACCTTGCCATACTAGCACGTATGACCCAGCTGTCAACCTTTTTCCTGATTTAATTTTGATCCCCGCTAGCGTGCCCACGTAGCATATTTAACCATGAACCGCACGACAGAGCGCGGAAATCGCTAAGCTATTGTTTTTACAACCGTAAGTTTGCACTGTAAGCTGTTGTTTTTGCTGACCTAAGCTGGATTTCATCATGAGGCTGCTACCATGCAGGCATTTTTTTGGTTGACGTTTTAGGCAACCGTGCTATATATGACTACAGTGCATCACGGGGCTTGAAATGCTTCACGTTTCCGCTACAGTGCCCAACGCCCGCAAGGTGTATCAGCTGTGCGTCAAGCACCGCTTGCCCGTGCCGGATGCGTTGGTTAGCGTGCTTAACAGCAACACGCAGGCTTGCGATATCCCGGGCTTTAGTTTTCAGCTCAAGGAATATCAAGCGCATGGCGTGGCTTATCTCGAACGCTGGGACGGCAACGTGCTGCTGGCTGATGAGCCCGGACTGGGCAAGACCGCGCAGGTCATGGTGTATGCTTGGCAAAACCGCCGCTTTCCCATGCTGGTGGTGCTGCCCAAGACCTTGCTCTTGAACTGGCGGCGGGAAATCACGCTCATGCTGGGCAGCCAGCTCAGCGTGCTGATTGTGGGCTTTGTGCCCAGCAAAAAGCGTCAGGCGCAGCTTAGGGCACAATGGCCGCATGTGAGTTTCAGCCGTGTACCGCAGCCGGGTTATGATGTAACCCTTATCAACTACGACATTGTCGAGCGCAACCTGGCTGCACTGGAAGCGCAAAACTACGATTATGTTGTGGCTGATGAAAGCCACAAGATCAAAAATCCCAAAGCCCATCGCACGCAGGCTTTTTTGCGGCTGGTGACAGGACGTGAGGAAATTCCCCGGCAGCGTGGCCAGTTTCGTCCGGTGCATGATGCTGTGCCGCATGTGACGTTCTGCACGGGCACGCCCATGTTGAATCGGCCTGTTGAGCTGTGGACAACTGTGAACACGTTGGCTGGCTGGGTGCCGCAGTTTGAAAACTTTTTTAACTTTGCTTCTAAGTTCTGCAATGCCCATAAGACCCGCTGGGGCTGGGACTTTAACGGCAGCAGCAACGAAGCCGAGATCAACACGCTGTTGACTGAAACTTGCATGCTGCGTCGTCTCAAGCAGGACGTGCTCCGGGATTTGCCGCCCAAGACTTTTGTTACGGTTCCCCTGGAGTTTGATCGCGCTGAGTATGATGCTGTAGCAGCCGCTTTTGAGGGCTCGGGCGCTTGGAAGCAGGGCATGGAAACCCTGGTTCGGCATGGCGGCAATGCTGCCAAGAGCGACGAAGCCATCGTGGCGCTGGGCAAGTGCCGTGAGATTGCTGCATATGCCAAGCTGGACAATGCCGTGGAATGGATCATGGACTTTGTCGAGCAGGGTGAAAAGCTTGTGGTGTTTGCACATCACCAGCGCATGGTTGATCAAGTTGCTGAACGTCTCGCAGCGGCTAATATCGGCGTGCGAGTGATTCGCGGCGGTGTTAGCTTGGAGCAGCGTGCCCAGGCAGCGCAGGACTTCCAAACTCGCAATGATGTGCAGGTGATTGTCTTGAACATTGCCAGTGCAGGCTTTGGCATCACGCTCACTGCGGCGCGGGCGTGTGCGTTTCTCCAGCTGCCTTGGACCCCGGGTGATCTCATCCAAGCTGCGGATCGTGTTCACCGCATCGGGCAGCAGGACAACGTCACTGTTTACAATCTTGTTGCCGAGGGCACTGTGGAAGAGGACATAGGTGAACTGATCATGAGCAAGGCGGCTGTGAGCAATGCAGTTGTTGATGGCGGCGCCAACCGCGAGTTGGCTGATTTGAATCTGGGCCAGTAAAGGAGGAAAAATGGTCGCTTTATTTCTACTGCTGTTTGTTTGGATTCCCTTAGCTATCAGTGTCACACGAGTTTTGGGCTTGCCCATGCTGGTAGTTGCTATGCTTTGGTTGGGGTTTGTGATCTTATTTGCCCCAATCAACTACTTTTTTGGACCTTTTATCATTATAGGACCGTAATGTTATGAAAAACTTGTTTGGCCTTGTTGGCGTTGTTATTGCTGGCTGCATTTTTGCTGCAGAGCCCAGTTGGGCTGATGTTGCAAAACAAGCTGCTACCCGTTATGGAGGTAGTGGAAAAGAATGGGGTTATTACGAAGCACCTTGGGCATTTTTCCTTGCAACTGGTATTGGATTGTGGTTTACATACAACCTCATGATGGTTTTTCGCCCATTTGCTTACATTGCAGGTGCAATTTCAGTCTTTATGTTTGCACATGGTATTGCGATTATAGGTAATTTTTATGGCAGTAATCCTCGAGGTGATGTAAGTATTTTTACATATCAAAACCCTTATTTTATCAGCAAATATGAACATGATCGACTGTGGCGTCTAGCTTGGAAGTTCCAAGAGGATTGTCGCGGTAACAACGGTTGCACTACCAGTGTGTGGCGTGCTTTCCAAGACTGCAAATCGTTCAACAACTGCCGTGGTGTAATGGTTTT